TGAACCGTTGCTTAAGTGCTCGGTCATACTATCCATCTGTTCTTTAATATTTGACCGCAAATAATCAAATATGTCCAGTTCTTTTATTTCTTGTCTCCCATTGTTTCTTTGGCAATCTCAATGCCCATCTTCGCTCCAGCGATCTGTTCTTCAGAAGCGATCTTAGCAGACTCAAGTTCTTCTTTGGTATTGGTTTCAGCTATCTTTGCACCAATCTCTGCGGTTTTAATCTTAGCATCCTGCTCAAGCTTTCTGTTATCAAAATCAGTTTTAGTTTCAAGCTTCTGCATATCAAGCTGTATTTTAGCCATCTCAGCCTGGGCCTTTCTTTGAACGTCCTGTTCCTTGATTTTAAGCTCTTGCATCTGCATTTGAATAACCGGATCTTTCAACTGCTCTTCAGCTTGCTTCATCTGCTGTTCTTTCTGAGACTTTCCTGACAATTGCGCGGCAGCAGGGGCTACAAGTCTTGAAATTCTAAACTCAATATCATCCGGCAGATCCTCGTCTGGGGTAGGCAATTCAACGCCAAGCTCTTTCTCAATCTCCATTCGATACTGGAACGCCAAGTGTTCCTGAACATGAGCAGCCATCTCTGCAATTGCTTTTTGCGCGTTAGGACTCTTACCCATGATCTCCATTACCTGAGGATCCTGGCTTAATGCCATATGGGTCTGTATGTGGGCCTCGTGATCCTGATAAATAAATGCCTTAACAGGCTTGCCGTTAATGATATCCATGTTTTCACTAACCGGATCAGTCGGCTTCATATCGTTTTCAGTCGGCACTATCTGGTCTGCGTCCTGAATACCTAGTACATCCAGCATTTGACGGTGCAATAACGGCATATCGTACATTTCTGGTGCCTGTGCAGCTAACTGTAATGCCGCCTGATACTGCATAATACGCTGAGACATGGTTCCAGCGTTGGGATCACTGACTGGAATAATGTCTATCCTCTCATCAAAGTCCTCAGAAACAATTGGATCTTTTTCTTCAAGGTATGGGTACTGTTCCGGCCCAAAATCACGCACACAGTTGCTTAAAAGGCGCAGCTCTATCCGCATGGAAGCGTGTAAACGGGCCTGAATCGCGCTCATTACCTTCATTGAACGCTCTAATATGGCTAATGTGGTGCCAACAGGGGCTTCTGCGTTCATATCCGCTGCTTTTACGTCAGCGGCAGAGGCAAATCTACGTCCTTCCTCAACGATATCGCCTAACAACTGGTATAATACGTTGCTTGGCTCTTTATATGGGAGAAAGCTGATGTTATCCCTGATTGCACCGCCAGGAACGTCCACATCTCGGAACTCCCCAGGCATAATCGGGGTGTCATCACCCTTGATTCGCAGACCTCTAGCCTTCAAACCCCCTGGTAAATTGGATAATGTACCCGCATCGACCAGTTGTCTAAGCAGTGAGGTGGCTGATTTAGCCAATCCACCGATCATATGGATCAATCCGAAGCCATAAAACCCTAATCCAGGGATATATTGGTAGTGAACGAAGTGTTCTCGCTTGGTTTTAAGAGGATCACCCTCGTACCAGTTACGCCTAATCGATAAAATCTCACGAGATCCCTGATCAATCGACACAACATAAGGGAGTTGTATGCCTGTCGGCTCACCATTCTCACTGTCTTCAAAGCCTACGAGATCCAGATTAACGTGCATCTCAAGGATTGTGTGCCTTGAATCGTATTCATAACTTATGTTATCGCCAGTGAGGGTGTTGTATTTCTCTTCAACACGATCCACATTGGGAGCAGCAGGTTGTATCTCGACATCTTTATAGAAACCAGAGACCTGAAGCTTCCTGACATCATTAGGGCTGCGCTTCATAATATGGGTGGATCTTTCACAGGTAGTCAGGTCAGAGGCCCCATAGCTCACCACAAAGTCCTCTGAGGGGACAAACATACTACAAGGTCTTCCCATAGTGGGATCGTAATAAACCTTTCTGAAGGCGCTTCCAGCAAGCGGTAGAGAAAACAGCATCTTTTCTGTCTCTGACCGATACTCAGTCATCTGCTCTGTTAACAGATAGTTAAGGTAATCCTGAACCCTGTGAGCCTGTTTCTCTTTGTCCTCTGTCATTTTTCCAACGATTGAGGTCTTTACAGGGCCTCCCGCTGGGAATATCTCTTGTATTGCCTGAGACTGAAACTTGATTACCGACTCAGCTAACAATGGATGAAATACACCACAAGCCCCATCCCAGGGGGTTGTTCGGTCTTCGTGCTTTAAACCAAGGAGATCAAGTCCATCAACATAGGATCTTTCCCAGTCTGATCTGCTTTCCTTGTCGGACTGAAACAGACCAATTAATTCCGAGGAAATGCTATGAAGGTCGCCCTCCTCAATAACCTCTGCAAGGTTTGCGTCGTGAGGCAATCTACCCAATCCATGTAGGGTCGATGCGTCTGGATCAAAATCAAGTATTACACCCCCGTCCTCGGTTTCAATTGATACCGACTCAGGGTTTTCAATTTCTATCTCCAGATTACCGCCTTCGGATTCAGGCGACGAATAACCTAGCGGGCTTCCCCCAAATGACTTATCTATAGCCATCTAACCATTCTTTCTAAATATTTGGGGTCTGGCGGCACCAGATCCTCTTGCAATAGTTTCTGGCGGTATAGGCGCTCCACTGGAAACAAACACCTTTCCACCCTTCTTGTAGCCTTTTTTGACCTTGGTCTTTGCCGGTTTAGTGCTTTTGCTATCGTAGTAACTTGGCATATATTTATCCTCTTGGTACAGCCTCGTAAAAATTCTTTTCCCAGTCCCTGATCCGCTTAATATAACCCTTGAAATAAGGAAGATATCTTGCAGTTCCTAAACAGATCCGGTTTATCCATCTTAGCGGAAGGGGTAGTGGCCGCATAAAATCCATAAACAATACCGTTCTTTCCTCGTCGGTCATGTTAACAGCTATATGCTCGTAGGTGTCATCAAAGACAACAACCTTCCCTTCCTGCCATTTATATTCTTTTCCATTCACAACCAGTGTGCATCCGGTTCCATCAGACTCTGGCACCTTTAAAGCAAGATGAATCCTTAATATACCAGACCAAGGGCCGCAATGCGGCATTAACATCTTGTTCGGGCCAAGTACGGAAAGATATGCCGATACAATGTTTTTATCAGCATCAATCAGTTTCATTGTTTCCGGCATCTGGTCACAGTTATTTTCAAACCTGACGTTGACAGATTTCAGGAAAAACAGCCTCCACTTGTCATCGTTCGATATATAGAGCTGATCGTCGCTAACCTTATGAAACACAGCAAAATCATTAGTTCGCTTGTCGATCTCTTCAAATTCTTTTTTGATAATCCCGTAGTTCTCTTCCAGAACCTTTGCTATATGAAAGTCCTGGTTGTTAAAAAACTCACTATCTCCAAAAACAGAAAACCTTCTAAAGACTTTTTCCAGAATTCTGTTGGCAAGATAGCTACTAACTTTATCTTGGTTTTGCTGTTCCATCCATTCTGACTCTGCCGCCAGCTTTCATGCTACGGTGTCTTTTTTCATGGGCAGCGGTACTTGTATTTTTTTTGTTGTGCCTTTCTTCATGGGCAGCAGTTGTTGTTGGCGTTCTTTCCACCTCGGTATACGCTGGTCTAGCCTTTTCAACCTTGACTGTCCCGCGCCTACTCTGTTTTGTTCTCCCAGCGGCCTTTCTTTCTGAGGCTGTTAGCGATTCAGGGTCTATCGACTTAGAGGCATCACCCCTCTCACGATCCAACTTTGTGCCTTTTAAACCGCTCGTAGGCTTTCTTTTTGCCGCTTCTTTTTCTTCTCGAAGCTTCATTAGTCTAAAGTAAGCGGGTTTTTTCTTGTCAGCCATAACAGTCCTAGTAATAGTTTGCTTTCCTCTGGTAAAAAGGCTCGTCCTCTTCATCAGAGTTTAGTTTTAAAAAGCCTCCCTGCCTGAACCTAAGCAGCGCCTGTGTGGATGAGTCCACCAGATCGTCATGCTCTCCGGCAGGGAATGCCGCAAATTCCTCGATCACTTCCTCTGCATAGCGCAGTTTGGGTGCCCAAACGATGCCGGATGCAAAAAGATCTGCAACGGCATTTACACGGGCTATCTTGTCGTTCCCCCTCGAAGGCGTATATTCGCTTACCGGAATACCCATCGCCCTTAATTCAAATATCAATGGTGTCCCAGCGGCCTTGGCTTCCACCACAAAGGCATCGGGTTGCCACTCAGACCAGAACTCATACGCTTTTTTCTTAAGTTCTGGAAACTCCAGACGCTCTTTAAATGCGTCCATGAGTATAATATTC